CACACAAAAGAACATCATCGCAGAGATTCCATCAATTCGCAGGTTTTGGGTCGGTGTTGATTACGGTATGAGTAACCCCACAACTTTTATCGCAATAGGAATAACGGAAGAAAATAAATTAGTAGTCTTCCACGAATACTGGCACGAAGGTGGAGCGCCAGATACAGAGCAATTAACGGACTCAGATTATAGCAAAGCTATGAGAGACTTCCTAAGGGAGGTAGCAGAAATACTCGGGATCGATCAAGTTTACGCACAGCCCCAATATATACTCGTAGACCCCTCAAGTCTATCGTTTATCAATCGTTTAAGAGCAGACACTACCAAGGCCAAGCAACTACACGCTACAGAACCAGCGAATAACGAAGTCATGGACGGAATCAGAAGAACTTCTGCCTTAATAGGGCCAGGCCAGCTACTCGTTCACCAAAGCTGCGAACACGTCATAGACGAATTTTACAATTACGCTTGGGATGAAAAAGCTCAACAGAGAGGCGAGGACAAGCCCCAAAAGAAGGACGATCACGCCATGGACGCAATCAGGTACGTCATCAACGGTTTGTTTGATATTGGCTTATACAATACAATCGCACAAAGTGGAGAGTGATAATATGGCTATCAAAGATATAATCGGACCCAGTAGCACACCAGAGGGACTTCCAGAACCAGGAAGCGAGTGGCCCCCAGTCAATTGGGAGACAGAATATCGTAAATTTCGAGAGTGGGCTGCCTGGTACTCAGGAGACCCTACAAGGCTTTCAGATGTATATTCCGATTTAGTATCGTCTCCTGACATTCAAGGAAGACTCTGGTCGAAAGAAATAGAAGAAGACATAAGGACCATGTTACACGTTCCAGCAGCCGGGGATATAGCTTCAGTAAACGCAGACTTACTCGTGGGGTCCTCGCCTAACTTCAAAATACCAGGTGCACACGGAGACGGGGGACCAGGGACAGAAGAAACCCAAGACAGACTAAATTATATCATACAAAATTCAGAATTATTCGGGCGTTTAGTTAAAGCAGCAGAGACAGCAGCAGCAATCGGGGGCTGCTACCTCAAAGCAGACTGGGACAAGGAATTAAAAGACACACCGATCGTAAGTGTAGTCCAGCAGGATAACACCTTGCCACAGTTCCGCTATTCCTTCCTCGACAAGGTATTATTCCATCAAGTTGTTAGCGACTTCGACGATACAGAATACTGGTGGAGACATATCGAATATAGGGAACCAGGAATAATCAGACACGGGCTATATAGAGGGACCAAACAAAACCTCGGAAGAAAAGTACCACTCACAGAACACCCAAGTACCGAGTACCTAGAACCAGAAATAAACCACGGCCTAGACGACCTTCTAGTACGCTACGTTCCAAATAAAAAACCCAATAGACTTTGGAGAACCAGTTCGCTCGGGCAGTCTGACTATCAAGGCATCGAAGGGATAATGGACAGCTTAGACGCTACATACACCTCCTGGATCAGGGACCTAAAACTAGCAAAAGCCAGAATACTTGTACCAAGGAACTTTCTAAAAAACGAGGCCGGGGAGTTGATATTTGATCCAGAAAAATCAGTTTACCTACCTCTCAACACGGGACCAGGCGGCGACAAAAAGATAACTATGCAGCAATTCGATATCCGTTCAGCAAAACACAAAGAAACAGCTATGGAATTATTCATGAGGATCGTAGACTCAGCAGGCTATAGCCCTCAAACTTTTGGCATGAAAACTTCCGGGAGAGCAGAATCAGGTACGGCCCTAAGGACCCGTGAAAGAAAATCAGTTCAAACTAAGGCTAAAAAAGAGCGTTTTTTCGAAAAGCCAGTAACCGGGATCCTCGAAGCCCTACAAAAAATAGACAATCAATTCCTCAACCAAAACTATGAAATAGCAAGGCCTCGGATAGAATTCGAGGAAGCTTTCAAGCCTTCCATGGCTACCAGAGCTGACACACTAACAAAATTAGAAAACGCACAAGCAGCCAGCATCGAAACAAAAGTTCGGTACAGAAACCCAGATCTCTCAGAATCAGAAATCGAAGAAGAAGTCGAGAGGATCAAAGACGAAAAGGGCATGAACGTAGAAAGCCCCAACCTCAGAGCATAGATTGGCCCGACAAAAAAATCCAGACAAACGCAAAAGATTCAAGGAACGACACAAGAATAAATACCTTCGGAGGTACGAGGATGACTAAGCTAACAAAGGCAGAAAAGAAATTTCTTTCTAAGCATATTCAAAGGGCCATAAAAGACTTCTGGAATAAGGTGGACCACAGGAGAGGAAGGACTAACAATGGCAGCAAGTAGCTACGCTCAGGATATTGAGAGGACCTATGCTGACGCAGAGAAGGAAGCGTTAAAAGCCCTCAGAGATGCACTCGACAAAGGAAACCAGAAAAAGGCTGCCTGGGCAAAAGGCAAGCTACAAGAGATCCAAAACTTACGGGCCAGAGTCAGAGACAGAGCTATCGGAAGGATAAATAAAAAAGTCGACAAAGATAAAATAAATAGTGCGATAAAAGAATCCTATAAGCAGGGAATGAATCGAACCGAAGCTACACTCAAATCAGCAGGCCTTCCAACCCCTCTCGAAGGCCACTTCCTCAAGGTAGACCGCAAAAGAGTCCAGGCCTTAACAGATGATTTATATAATCGACTTGATAGTACAAAGCTTCGGGTCTTGAGATCCACAGAAGACGCTTACAGGGACGTAATCCAAAAGGCAACCAGGCCAGAGATCGTAGGAACACAAAATCAACGCAAAACAATACAAAGGGCCTTAAACGATTTTGCAGACAGAGGAATAACAGGCTTTACGGATTCAGATAACAAGCAATGGTCCATGAAGGCTTATACAGAGATGGCCACCCGGACAGCCCTAAACCGTTCAGCAATAGACGGGTCAATAGAGCGCATGAGAGGATACGACCAAACCTTAGCCGTAGTCGGGACATCTTCAGAACCATGCCCCCTCTGCGACCCCTGGGAAGGAAGGATCCTCGATGTTTCGGAGGACGGTTCAGAGGACTATCCGACAGTAGACGAAGCCAGAGCAGCCGGACTGTTCCACCCAAATTGTACTCACGCTATATCGCCATATATAGAAGGCCATACAGAAAAGCCAGAACCAGTAGAAGGTGGGGCCGAAAAATACCAAGAACGCCAGCAACAGAGATATAACGAAAGACAAATAAGGAAGTGGAAAAAGCGTCAAGCAGCTTGCATGACAGAAGAAGCTTGCGAAAAAGCCAAGAATAAAATCAGAGAGTGGCAAAAGAAGCAGAGACAATTCCTAGACAAAACAGGAAGACGTAGAAAATATAGACGAGAGCAAGTAGCTGACATAGACCTCCCGCAGGGTATGAAGGAAGGAACGACATTCGACCCGGAAGACCTAGAAAATACAACAGAAGCCGAAGACTACCTTATACAGAACTACAATATAGACGCAGATTTCGGAGACCAGGATCTCGAAGTAGTCAAGGACGAAATGCGTAAGTTTGAGCAAGTCAAGGAAGACTTCCCGGGCATAGCAGATTCAATCGACGAACTAGCATCAAAGAAAAGGCACTCGGGAGTCTTCGACGACCCTTACAGGAATAACGGTATCGCTTACATGAAAAGATACTACGTTAACCAGGATAACTGGGGAGACGAAGATCAAGTATGGGACAGAATCGAAGAACATAAATCAGATTGGGACACAGGGACCCACGGATGGGATATAAAAAATCCTGACCCAGGAGGTGTTTTCGTACACGAGCAAGGACACATAGTCGCCAATACAGAAAGACTTCAGCAAAGCATGGGGCTTTCAGGCAAAGAGTCCTGGGACGATTTATCAATCCAGCAAAAGCATGAGTGGAACTCTCGGATGGAGAGAGCGGATATGTTTGGCCTCGTAGAAGAAACCAAACAAGAACTCGGTTACACAGATGATATATCTTTTCAAGATGATATTGCTAATCAGCTAGGCGAATACGCCCTTAAAGATGACCACGAACTTTACGCCCAATCTTTTGAAAATTATTATTGCAGCGGAAGGACTCAACCAATAGCCAAAACGATAGTTGAAAAATCTCAAGAAAAGTGGAGTTACGGAGGTGAGAGCCAGCAATGACTCAAATAGAGCTAACAAAAGAAGAAAAAAAGTACGTAGAGGTAGATCCACCCAACGGACTTAAAATTTCTGAAGACGCTCCCGAAGACATACGGGAGACCTTAGAAAACGTACTTGGATCTACCTGGGAAACACACTTACCGCAAAGTCCAGAAGAAGTTGAAGAAGCCGAAGAATATATAAGAAAAAATAACCTTGAAGGATAGCGAGGTGATCTATAGTGCCTATAAAACAAGGTTACACTACAAAGAGCGGAGAACGTAAAGGCTACTACCAATGGGGAGATTCAGGAAAGAAATACTACTATACACCAGGGAACGATAGATCCAGGAAACGAGCAAGAGCAAGGGCCAGGAAACAGCAAGCAGCAGCAAGAGCGTCAGGCTACGATGGATAAAAAGCCATTCAATCCAATCAATAGTTTCGGAGGTGGAACTATGAGAAGAATTTTAATCTTACTTTTAGCAACAGGAATTATCGGATTCGGAGGCCTAGCAGTTACAGGCCAGCAGCTTCAGGAAGAAGGCGTACTCGATCTCGGCGTATCAGCCACATTTTTTGAAGGCGAGGAAGACCCATACTTACTCATGAGAGCA